AGGATAGCGACTAATGACGAATGAAGCCACGAAATACACCGAGGGGGGCAACGATACCTCCCAAGCAGAGAAAACCCCGCAGACGGCCACGGAGGGCCCAAGGGCGGACAATCCCACCCGCAGGGGGTGCGAGACATGCAGGTGGCACAAGTACCTGAAACTATTTGACGAGCATATCTGCCAGTACAGACTTCCCGACGGCACACGGGTCGGACCAATCAGCAGATTGGACGCGGACTGCGACGCATGGATGGAGGCGATAGAATGAACGGGATAATAGGACATGATCGGTTCGAGGTCGGCGGGGCCTATTATGACGCCATCGGCAGGAAATGGAAGGTCTCGCAGAAATTCAAGGTCAACGGACAACCGTGCTTGATTGTATATTTCTGTACAGAGCATATTCTCTTCGGCAGAACCAGCAATTACCACCCCGCGATTATTGAGGACGGCGGGAACACTGCCACCGTCCTGCTGGATGAAGGGTTCACGACCATATACGCAGAGGGGGCGGAACAATGAGCGACCCTCACAGATGCCAAGGGTGCCCCGAGTGCGCGGTCATATTCGACAGCGAGGGTATACACGGGCACGTCCCCGACCGCAACAGCAGGACCTGCCACGCCTGCGAGTATTACCCCGAGAGGATCCTGCCGACAATCAAGGAGAGGATAGTCACCGCGCACGACGCCCTGGTGGACATCCTCGAGGCGGAGCAGGGCGACACGGTCCACGCGATAACCCTGCCCGAGTGGTATAAAATCGAGAAGATAGCCCGTTTCCTCGGGGAGATTTACGAGCGCATGGAGAGGAGGGCGGAATAATGGCGAACCCGCACCCGGAACCCCACCCCGAGAACCTCCGCCCGCACAAGAAGGGCGACCCCCACGCGAAGGAAACAGGGAGGAAAGGAGCGGCCGCCTCCAACAAGAAGCAGGCCCAGCGCCGGAGTATGAGGGAATGGGCCGAATTTTACGCGAATCTGCCCCTCCGCAAGGACGGCAAGGTCAAGGACCCCAAGGCCGCGGAGGAGATCAGGGACACCAATACAACCATGGAGGGAGCGGTCCTCGCCGCCATGTATAACAAGGCCATCAAGGGCGACGTAAGGGCGGCCGAGTTCCTGGCGAAGCTCAAGGGCCAGACCACCGAGGACGTCACCGTCCATATTGACGCTATGCAGAGCATGAGCACGGACGAGCTTCTCACCCTGTACAACAAGACCAAGAGGCCGAAGGAATGACCGCCGACGCGGACGCCATCGCCCAGGAGCTCCACCGCAGGGCAGCCATCGAGCTGGCCCGCAGGAGCCTCTGGTATTATTGCCGGCTGATGGCCCCCGATTTTTACACCGAGGACCGCGAATATTTACGGCATGTATGCGAGACCATCCAGAGCTTCTACGAATCCGACGACCGCATACTGGTCATGTGTATGCCCCCCAGGCACGGCAAGAGCAGGACCGCCTCCCTATTCACGGAATGGGCCCTCGGCCACGATCCCGGGGCGCATGTAATCACGGCATCGTATAACGAGGAATTGAGCTCCACCTTCGCCAAGACCGTCAGGAACGCGATACAGGAGCAGAAGGCCAGCGCAGACATACCCGTATATAGCGACATATTCCCCAACACACGCATAAAGGCAGGGTCGGGGAGTATGAAGCTTTGGGGAATCGAAGGCGGACGCGGAGAACACAGCTATTTAGCAACGAGCCCGGGAGGAACGGTTACAGGTTTCGGAGCATCGCTCCTCATCATCGACGACCTGGTCAAGAACGCGGAGGAGGCATATAATGAGCGGAGGCTGGCGCAATTATGGGACTTCTTCGCCAACACGCTTCTAAGCAGACGCGAGCAGGGGATGAAGATTATAATCATCATGACCCGCTGGGCCAGCCAGGACCTGGCAGGGCGGGCCCTCGAACATTTTAACAGGATCGGAGTGCCCGTCCGCACCGTACTATACAAGGCACAGCAGGAGGACGGCTCGATGCTGTGCCCCGATATATTGACCGCCGAGGACTACGCGATACTCCTGAACACGCAGGATAAGGCCATAGTCATGGCGAATTACCAGCAGGAACCCATAGACGTCCAGGGCCGCCTATATACGAGCTTCCGCACCTTCCAGGAGCTCCCGGCACTAACGCGGATATTCGCATATTGCGACACGGCCGACGAGGGCGCAGACTACCTCTGCTCCATCGTAGCAGGCCAGCTCGCCGAGGACCCGCGCGACATCGCCGTCCTTGATGTAATATACACGGCCAAGCCCATGGAGTACACCGAGCCCATGGTGGCGGACCAGCTCTGCCAGCAGTACGGAGGGCTCCCCGTATCAATCGCATACATCGAGAGCAACAACGGAGGGCGCGGCTTCGCCAGGGCGGTGCAGGAGATCATACGGAAGCAGGGCGGGGCCTGTACGGTCGGCTGGTTCACGCAGACACACAACAAGCGGGCGAGGATCCTGACAGGCGCACCGTGGCTGATGCAGCACGCCCTCCTTCCCGAGCATTGGGCCGACCGCTGGCCCGAATGGTGGCGTCATATAGTCACATTCACGGCGGACGGGAAGGCGGAGCACGACGACGCGGAGGACGCCTTCACAGGGCTCTATGACGTAATGACCGCACCCAAGACCCCCCACGCGAAAATCAAGCCGAGAGCGGACCGCAGGCAGCTCCACCCCTCCTTTTAAAAAACCATCGAGTAGGACCAAGCATGTCGATACTCCCCAAATACCGCAACGGTCGCGTATGTATCCCCTGGTGGTATGGCCTCGGGTACCCCGCGATATGGTGCCTGATAGGGGTAAGCATCGGCATAAAAGCAGGTGAGACTATGATGGATATATCCGTAGCATCCGCCCTCGCCATGATCGTCCTGGCCGTAATCGGCTCCGGCTTCTATTTCGTATTTTACGCAATCAGCAAGTACCGCGAGCAGAGGGCCCAGGCCGAGGAGCTCAAGGCCGAAATCGTCGCCTCCGGGCGCGATCCCGCCGACAGGAGCGCCCTCACGATGAAGGAGAGGTGGGACATCGAAAAATGCCAGAAATTCGACAAAATCTTCCTAATCGCCGACTTCCTCGGCGCAATCATCGCCGCAGGGCTGGCCATCGCCGTGATTTATTTCTACGGCCTCCAGGCCGGCAGGGTCCCCGACGATTGGGCCACCGTGGCCGTTACCGCCTTCATCGGCGGACTGGTCGCCGCATGGGTAATCAACGAGACCCTGGTCGCCTCCGCCGCCAACGGCGAGTGGAGCAAGAAGGCCAGCGCGGCCTTTCGCACTGTTCGCCCCGCTATTGAGAGCGCTATTAAAGAAGGCGCGACGAGGCTGGACGAGCTCGCCGCCAAGTTCATGGCCGACGGCTTCAGCAAGAAGGAAGCGAGGGACCTCGCCAAGGAGGTCCTCGTCGACGAGATGAAGAAGGCATAAACCCCAACCATGGCGGACCATCCCCCGCCATAACCCCCCCTTTTAAAAGAGCCCTCGGATAAAACCGTATGAGCATAGAGGACGAGCTCCGCGAGCTATTGGCGCCCAATACGGACATTCCCGTATATTCCCGCCTGCTCCCGCCCGACCTCCCGCCCTGTATCTGCATCCAGGAGATCGGAGGCAGGACCAGCAACGCCAACATACGCAGGGCATCGCATTTTATCAGCCTCCTGGCGGTCGCCCCGAGGATCGAGGACGCCCGCGCCTACATGACCCAAGCGAGGGACTGGCTGACCACCAACCTCCCCGCCGACATCGGAGGCGTCCACTATTACACCGCCGTGCCCCTCGCGGAGGGCACAATCAAGCAGAAGGCCCCGAGAGGGCCCGCGTACATCATGCACACGACCCTGGAGGTGCTCCGCCAGCTATGACCTCGATTAACGCAGTACGCGACTATTTAGCGAGCTTCCTGGGGCCGTATCTCCCGTTGAGGTGCGGGAGCCCGGGAGCAATCTGCGGAGGGGCCCGCCTCGGCATCGGAGCCCCCTGGCCATTCGATTGGACGGATACCACCGCATACTGCGGGAGGGCACGGTGCGGAGCGGCGCACTGCGGACGCATCGCACAGAACGGGGCAATATTCGCGGGCACCATCCCGGCGATGAAGTCGCACGCAATCACGCTGGTCCTCACCGAGGACGCAGGCGGGAGGCCCGACCCGCGCCAGCGCTACACCGAGGCATACGACAATCCCGCCTTCACGCTCCACATAATCGGCGACCGCCTCGAATGGCTGGACCAGGTCGCCGAGCTATTGAGGAGTAGGGCAGACCGTACCGGGCACATCCAGACCGCGGACGGCTACATTAACGGCATACACGTCGCACCGCCGGAGAGGAGGATCAACACGACCCGCCCGAGGTATGACGTAACCATGAGAATAGACACGGAGACAGTGAGAGCATGACAGGACACATAACAGCCGGGGACATCCACTCCCTGGGATACAAGAGTGAGACGACATACGGAACGCCCACGGGGAACACCTGGGATTATTACGCAGACCTCAAGGGAGACAGCGGGAGCTTCACGCCCACCGACAACCCGAACCCGCACGTCGCCTGGAGGAGCGGGTCCAGGGCATACGACGCCGCGGACTACGTCGCCACCAACAAGGAGGCGGGCTTCAATGACGTATTAGAAGTGGCGAATATCAGCAACTTCGAGCGTATCATCCAGAACGCCCTCGGGGCATCGAGCACCGCAGGAATCCCCCGCCTGCCCTCCCGTACCGTACAATTCAGAGTAACCACACCCCTGGGGCCGGACGCAAACTGCCTGGTGTATTATGGATGTAAGACCGACCGCCTCGAGATCAGGGCAGACCAGCCCGGGGGAATCATCGAGATAGACGAGACCGTCCTGGCCTCCTATTGTCAGCCGACCGTAAACAGCGTCTCCGCTATATCGACACCCACCGACCCCGCGGTCCAATGGATTGGAGGCGTGACCATTGGCCCCAAGACGATATATCCCCAAAACTTCCGCATCAGCATCAACAACAACCTCGGCAGGGTAAAAGGACCCGTGACCGCCAACGACGGCCAGGCGGGCACCGTGGCGCTCACCGAAGGACGGCTCGAGATGGAAATCCAGATGGACGTCTGGATGGAGGACCTGCAATTTATCGCCGAGAGCGGGGCGACATTCACTGCCGGAGCAACCTCCGCCATTACCCTGAACATCGGCGGAGAATCGGGGCGTAATATCCAGATGGCGGTCCGCCCCATGGCAGACGGCCAGCACCCCTCCATTATCCAAGACAAGCAGATGGAGACCGTCCGTTATCGCATCGTAACCATGAGCATAACAACCCCGGCCAGCTCGTGATACCATGCTCTGGACCGAACACAGGGACAGGGTCCAGGTCGGCGGGCGGACAATCAGGCGCCTGCCATATTGGGCCTTCCGCGAGATAACCGCAGG